CGCGACCATAATTGGTTTGGTACAACTGAGCCTGAGCGTTGAACCTGTGGAACACCCGACCAGTTTGGATTTGCAACTGCGATTGGCATGACAATCTCCTAGAAAATAAGATTTCCAAGGGATTTTTCCGCAGGTTTTCTATGCCGCGATAACGCGACCTTCTCGATTAGCTGCGAATATTTCCCTCTCAATCGCCGCCGCTTCTTTCTCTCGTCCTCTGTATTTACCCCGCGTTAAATCAGCATAAAAGTCATCGACTTCCGCTGATGTGAATAACTTTGCATCACGCTGCTGCCCGGTAGCTGAACTATCAGGCATATATCTGCGTTGTTGGGGTTGTGTTCGAGGGGTTGATTGAACCGCTGGCGATTGGCCTTGGGTCGCCTCGAAAGCATTGAAAAATCTCACTACACGTTGTAGATCGCCGCTGTTAAAAGCCTCGCTCAATAGGTCTTGCCTGACGCTGCCGGACATCTCGTCCGTCTCTGATAACCAAGCGTGAAAAGCGGGGTCATCGTTTGTCGTTCTCCAGCCAGATTTCATGCGGTCTAATTCTGCACATGAGCGGTCAAACGCTGTGGCGGCTGTGTTTGTTTCGACTGCATCAATCCGATTGGGGATATCGCCCATTGATTCCCGCACCAAGTTTGTGATCGAATTAACAAAGTCCTCGCCATACTCCTCGCGCAAATCATCAATGGATTCGCTACTCAGTGGTTCAGGTGTTTTGTTTATCTCGTCGCTTGTCGCGCGCTCTTTGAGCGTCTGCATCTCTTGTCGCAATTCCGCGATTTGAGCCTGCAATTTTGGCACTTCGCTATTGTATTTGCCTTTTAATACATCGTATCTGTGTTTGTAGCCGTCCGGATCGTCGGTATTCTCATTCGATGTAAACTGATTCACATCTGCTGGAGCCGCGTTTCTTTCCGTTTCCGCTTCGTTTTCATTCTCAGCCGTGTTTTCGTTGAGTGTGATTGCAGGCTTTTCGTCTGCTTTCACACGATCTGGATAAACAGCCTTGAAATCCTCTTCAGCGTCTTTTAATTCTTTCTCAATGTTTTTAGGTAAACCCATATCTTCATCTCCGTGAGCCGTTTTTTCGGTGTTCACTGTTTTTCAGGCATAAAAAAAGCCAGCTTAAAAAAGCGAGCTTGCGAGCGGGAGTCCTGCCTGTTTAGGTATTCCCATCGTTGAGATTGCGGAGATAATCAGTCGCCTTGTTGACGGTGTTGATAATCTCGTTCATATCTCGTAACTGTCCTTGCATTTTTACCGTCTCCTCGCCTGTTTTGGCGGGTAACGCGTCAATCAAATCGGCGCGACTGGCATGTAGCCAGTCCATAAAAGTGCTAAATTCTTGCTGAAACTTTAGGTGCGCAATGGCTTTAAGTGTGCGTTCATCGGGTCGGCGCAACTGCTGCTCCTTGTTGCTCCTGAGCCTGCTGCTCCTGTGCCTGTTGGGCTTGTTCCATGCGGTTTCGTAATTCCTCGTCCGTTGGTACAATACCGCCCATTTCGCTCGCCTTAAACGTCTCGCGTAACAATTCAGCCCTGCCTTCGATGCCAATGATCTGCATATCTGTTGGGTTATTTGTCGCTGCGAGTAGTTCAGCCCTGCGTTGTTGTTGCATCTCTTTGTGTAGCAATGCAGATGCGCCACGTGCGACCACTGTTGCATCGCCTTTCACCGACTGATCTGGGTGATAAATCATATTCCAATTATACTGTAGGGTGATTAAATACTTAATGATGCCCCTGTCATAATGCCCGATAGCTGATTTGATCCCCTTTGATGCGTTGCTCATAAGCATAGACAAACCTGACGCGGTAGCGCCTGCCCCTGACGCTCTTGAGTCGCCGTAGGCATAGCGCGGTACACCTGAGTGTTCGTCTGCCTGCACTGCGAATTTTTCGTAAATACCCATAAGCTCAGCTGCGTTCGACTGTGGTTGAAAAAACGATATGGGGCTACGTCCGTTTGTTTTACTGCCGTCGAATTGGTGTGTTTTCCACGGGTAAAGGCTGCCGACATTGTAGCCTGCGGGAAGTGCCGAAACATCGTATGCAACCTGTGGTCCTGACGATAGCCCCATGTTATTTTCAAGTGATCGGGCTGCGCTGTTACACATATCCTGATCATGTTTGAATAACTCAGGCAACGCGATACCCCATATAGAGCCGGGCACGTTTTCAAATGACGCTTTACCGAACGGCTTGCGTCCAAGTGGGTCGCTGTTGATCTCTGCTGAAATAACCTCGTTTGCGATGTAAATGATTGAAACGCTGTAGTTTTCGTACGGATCAAGTTTACCCATCAACCCTTTGCCAGCATCCCACTCCATAAGCATCTCGCCCGAAACATCGTCCCACAGTTCCAATCCGTCGATTGTTTCCGACTGATACGCCGTTATAACCTGCCGATTTTCAGCCGCTCGGCGTGCATATTCGTCCTGTGAGTGATCGCTCAGCCCTGTTTTATAGCGTGATAATACACGTTTGATGGCTTCTGAGTCATAACCATAGGCTCCGATCATTTTACGTAGCTGTGACTGTGTAAACCGGTGTTTTTGAATAAACGGCGCGCTGTCGATGTCTTTAGCGTCTGGGGCTGGGTAACAGTCAAAGGGGCTTATCCGCTCCCATTCTTCGACTTCTTTTTCCACCACTTCGGGGTGCCAATCGGCCTGTCCTTGCACCCATTCGATTTTTTTACGCCGACGCACCAGCGATTTACGCATAAAAGCGGTCGGATAGGTTACAAAATCATCAATATTTTCTTCTGTCGCCTTCTGCCAGCCACCTTCCTCCAACTGATCTTCAATCAGCGATTCCATTTTCGCCATCGCCTCTTTTGCGGCGTCTCTCGCATCATCCTCAAACGATGCAGCGACTTTTTCAACTGCGTCATCAATCTCGCTTTGATCAACTGATTGACCTGTTTGCTGCACAAACTGTTGCACATCCTGCGCAATGGCGGCTTCTGCCATGCGGCGTGCAATATCGGCATCCTCTGGTTTTACTGTTGGCTCAATACCCCAAGCTTTGTCGCTCGCTGGCAGTAGAATGTCTTTAATCCACGCCGCAGCGCCACGACATTTGATTGACGTGATCGACATATAGATTTCTGAGCCGCCAGCTTTGCGTATATCAGCCAGCTTGGCATCGCTGTATTGGCTATTTCGACGACGCTGGCAGTCCAATAGCCGTCTTGTGATCTCCTGTTTCGCTGTGCGAGCCTCTTCCCAACGTGATTTGACGTGTGTCACAAGTGCTGGAGCCAGTTCGGCAGGGAGCGCGTTGCTCTGCGCCTGATCTTTTTCGCGCTGCTGTAAATCAGATTCGGATGCGACTTGTAAAACACCACCGATCATGTCCATCCTCCATTAATCTCTTGGGCTGTAACAACGCGCTCGCTCGCTTTCCCGTCACTGAAATATGTGTAAACCACAGCATCAGCCATGTTCGGGCTTTTCATCCCACGCCGTTTCATGTCCGCCTTAGACTCAACTTGTATATATGCGCTTGATGCGCCCCTTTTTCGACGCACCTGGCATAATTCAGATTTGAGTACAGAGATATAATCCATATCAGAATCAATGCTGATCAGTTCAGCAGGGTTGATGTACTCACCCTTTTCCACCGCTCGATATGTTTTCTCGAACCGATCACGCAGATACCACCACCATTGAGCGCGCCTGTTCCTGAACACTTCACTATTCGGCAGATCATCCTCATATAGACCATCTGGATCAGTCACTTTATCTGCGCCGCCGAATGGTACGATCTGTATGCCAAACGGGTTGCATTTTTTAAGTTTAAGCTTCACGCCGGCACCAATACCAACCGAGTCATACGCCATAATTCTGCATCTATTACGTTTTGCGATGTCCACGGCTCGATCAACACCCTCGTCTAAATCGCCTGACGTCCACTTATCGAGGCTATTGAGTAATATCCCATGCCGCGTAGCCACTGCTTTTGCGTCTGTTCCCTCATCTGCTGGGTCAAACCCAGCCTGAGTCACTCCAAACGGTTTAATCTTGAGCTTGATATGAGCGTCTAATGCCGCGTCAAACCACTCTGGCTGTATGATTGAGTCTGAATAGTCGGCATTACATTTACCAAGCCAGATGTGCTCATATTTGCGTGGATTGCTGCGCTTGCACGTTTCCATCTCGGCGCGCAGTTCGTCACTGAACCAAGGGTTATCGTTAAACGATATGTATCGGACGTATGTTGTTTCGTCCTCGTAATAGCCGTCCTCGTCAATTATATCGAGATGCGGCGCTACAAATCGCTGATATGTGTCGTCCTGCTCGTCCGCAGGGTTAAACGATACCCAGATTTCTGAGCCAGATTTACGGATCGTTGGGATGAGTAAATCCCACGAGCCTTCGGAGATACATTCCGCTTCTTCAACCCAGACAACATCAATCCCTTCCATTGATTTGATTTTCGTCGTGTTGTGCCGCAAACCCTCAAAAATAAACTCTGTGCCGTTCGGCCCGCGAATCACTGTGTCGAGTGTTTTGTAATAGTCACTCAAACCAACGCGGTCAATCGTGTCTGTCAGCAGTTTGTAAACAGATTCTTTAATCGAGCCTTGAATTTCTCGCGTACATAAAACACGGGTTTTGCGTTCCATTCCCCGAATCAATAGAGCCTGCGCTATCTGCCACGATTTCCCGCCGCCTCGACCACCGAAAAAAACTTTGAAGCGTTTGGGCTTGTCGAGCATCGCAAAAGCTTTGGCCTCCTGATACTCGATAGCGACGTTTACCAACGGACTAAACGACCTTTTTTGTGATGGTTAATTCAATCGGCGCGCCATCTTTGCCGGTATGCTCCAAACTTGTCCTATCCCCATATTTTTTCGGGTTCCACTTCGCTAACAATTTAAGCCGAGTTTCAATCCGCAGCTTCGACCTCTGGATATGCTCTCCATTGAGTGCGTAAGCCGTCGCGCCTTCGCCGTCCTGCTTAGCCATATAGTCGTTCGTAGCATTGTCTGCGATTTCCAAGCAATCTGCTGCAATCTTATCCTCGCCATCCTCTCGCGCGCGTGCGATAGCCTCATTTAACTCCTTGTCTTTCTCCATCCAGTTTCTAACCGAATTAGGACAGGGCATTTTCTTATCCCTGCATATCTGCGCCAATGGCTCACCGTCTGCAAGTCTCTTGCATATCTCATTACAGATTGCAGCCGTTTTTTTTGTCGGCTGACCGAGTTTTTTAGTCGTTGTCGTTGTCATTGTCTTTTTTGCTGTCGCCGTCGTTATCTGCATCGCTACTCATTTTATCGAGTAATCCGCTGATATGTTTGAGCACCTGCGATTTTTTAGTCGCTACATGAGAGATTTCGGATTTAAGAGGTGGCTCGTACGTCATATTTGCACCCACACCGCCTTTTTTCCGCTCGCGTTTCTCAACCTCAATGATATATCCATTGTTCGCCGGCTCAATCTCGATTTTAGTAATCATGCGCGCTCCAAAAATAATGATCTGCACTCTAGCGACGCTCGTATATGCTATATGTAGTAGATGTTTTCGCTCGATACTACAGACCAAAAAAAAGCGACCATGACGGCCGCTTTATAGTGTTTTTTGCCTCATTGGGCATGTGTTATAAATTGTGCGAATTTATACGTTCATCATCCGCAACTGTCAATAGCCAGATTAAACTGTGTGATTTTTCATTGGTCGATTCGCTCCTTTGCTGCGTTGAACATATCAATAAGTATTGTCTCAATCGCGCTTCGGCGTTTAATTTCCGTGCGCTCAGACACTCCAGATAACTCAATCAACTCAGCTACGCTGTGCGTGTACGGGATTCGGTACTCAATACTCACAGCACCCTTGTAACGATCTTTGAACCGTGTTTCGCCCCATCTTTTACACACGTATTGGCAATATAGCTGCGGCCAGCCTGTTTGCTGCGCTATCCGTTTGCCCAAAGCAGCTTCTGCCAGCCCTCGATCAATACGATTATCATGCAGAGCGAGCGTTACAGCCGACCAATCCGCACCGGTGATTATTTCCGCGTGCCTGAGTATTTTGCTCGATACAATGCGTTGCCCGCCTTCTTGTTTCCACTCATCTGGCTTGTCGTATGTTATTGCGTCGATCTCGTCGCTGTCTGGATATGTTGGTTCACCGGCCAAACGCCTTTCTGCTGTCATGCGTGGCATGATACTACCCGACATTACGCCAAACGACCGTCTCACTGCGCACCACATGCCGCCCATCGAATCAATAATATCCTCAAGATTTCTGTTCATCGATCGCTCCTAAAAGCAGTTTTTTAACTGCAATCGTCCTCAAAACCTTTGCCGCGTGTATGCCTGCCATAGGTGTAACGCTGCCTCTATTCCCACCGCCAATTTTTTGTCTATCCAAATAAAAGCTACTCACTGTATGTCTCTGCGATTTCAGCCGCGATTGCCTGATAACCGCATGCGTCAACAAAGTTATCCGCGTGAAACCCTTGCCCTGACTGCGCCCTCGCTATTTTGAGTAGCGTCATCATGTGGCATACATCCACTTCTGACACCGGCGTCTCAAGATATGCAGACCACATCTGCGCAATCAGCCGGAACGTATCATGAGGATTACCATAAACCTGTTGACGCTCGCCTGTGGTGATCTCAATCGCTTCTTGCAAGATTTGTTTCCGCATATTCAACCCTCTTTACCGTGTTCCGTGTAGTATTTACGAGACTTCGCTTGCGATATTTTCCTTCGCATAGTTTCAAGCCGCGATGCCTCGACCATTTTTTTCAGGCGTTCGCTTGTGAGATTACTCACTCTTGACACTCTGCAATCATGTTTGTGATTACACTATCATGATCATCTATACCGAGCAACAACAATGCTTGCCGCGCCGCATCATGTTTGCACATATCGCGCAGCTTTTTGCGTGGCGACCTAACCCCGCGCTCCATCGCTGAGACGTACTGGACGCGAACGCCCAGCTTGTCCGCAAATTGTGCTTGCGTCATTTTGTTATACTGACGCGCAAATTTGACGATGCTCATTATTCCAAGTTATCTTCGATGTCTTTAAGCTTAGATGATCTTTCTTCAGACATTGAAAACGCTTCAATCTCTTCGATTTCCCATTTTTTGATGCGGTTTTTATTTTTTCTAAAAGCTTCGGCATCAACCTCTAATTCAAAAACAGAGCCTTCACTGACTGAGCAGTACCAATTTGCACGGCTTCCGCCTGAATCGATTTCACCTTTTAGCATTCTCACGCCGTAGCCGATTTTTGCGCCTGAATCTCTATTGAAAGCAACCGCTACTTTTTCGCCCATAAAAACAACCGCGAATTTCCTATGGTTATCTTCTTTTGCTGTGATTCTAACTTTTATCTTTTGTTGTTCCATGTCATTCACCTCGTCGTCTCTCTATGCCGCCAATGGTAAACCTTTATGATTTACACGTCAAACTTTTTCTTTCACTAAATTTACGCGCTGCTCATACCTAAACCACTGCTCGCCCTCGTTGTCCGTCCGAGAAATAACAATGCGGTCACCGCCAACCCCTGCCACGGTCAGTTTTATGCCGTCGTATTTTCCGCTTCTGTATTTTACAACGTCGCCGATGTCCATCATATCATCCATATCTCACCCCTCTGAATTGATAAGGCACTGGCAATGGCATGCCGTTGCCAATGTAGTACTGTTGTATCGCGTCCATGTATTGCCGCATCTGCTCGACTTTTGCCCAAGCGAGGGAGATTGTATCACCGTGCAGACGCACACCTTCCCAATCTTCTATTTCTTGCAAGTGCATCAACAATTTCACCCACGCTTTTTGCGCATTGCCGCGGGGTTCTTCTGCGTAAATACGCGCTAAAAACATACGTTTAAGATCTCGGTGTATCTCGTTCTCAGTGTACCCTGTTTGCTCAACGATATACCGCACCCACACGCCAAACAACGCGCCTAGCTGCTGCAATGTTTTGCCTCGCTCGGCTTTGCCTATCCTGATCTCAATACCCTCATTGAATTGCAGCCCCCTGATATACGCGACCGCGTTTTCAATCGTCCGCTGATCTGTCGCGTGGAATACCGCCGTTTTCACATTACGCCGCCGTTTTCAACCATAGAAAAAGCGCGGCAAAGCGTGACATCAAGCGCGGCATTCATGTCCATTTTTCTGATCGTCCATGCTCTTCGCTGCCCGTGCCAGCCCATGACACTATCGCGATGACAATCAGCGCATAAAGCAACACTGGTAAACCATTGTCCTTGATTCTGCTCATGCGCCTCGCTTGGCGCTGGACGGTCACACACTGAGCACGGCAGGCTTTTAATTCGTTTGATATGCCGACGTTCTGCAACGCTTGGTGTGTGTTTGTTTTTACTGCGCATGATGATTGCCTCCAGCGACTCCGCTTTCATTATTTCCAATTTCCTGAGCGATGCGCGCCAACCCTTTCGGCGTGATCAGTACCTGTTCGCGGATTTTTTCGGTTCCGTCGGGCTGGGTTTGCGTGCTGACTTTATGCTCAAGCAAGCCTTGCTGCACTTTTTCCTGATACCCAATCCAGTTTTTTCCACCTGCGCGTCGGTATATCCAGCGATTCGCTTGAAGCCACGGGAACAACACCTTTTTTGGTTGTACTTGCAACGCTTTTGCCGCGTCGGTGATACAAAGCGAGCCATCCGCCACTGCGAGACGTTCAAAACCGTCCGCTTTCGGTTGCATCTCTGAGACTTGGGATGTTAGTGCTTTGACTTTAGCGTCTGCCATTGTAAGGGCTTGATGGACTATCTCGTCGTATGACAGAGCTACTGGTTTTTGATTGCGTTCAAGCTCCTGCCAGCGGTTAATGATCTTTGACCGAATGACTGGATTATACCCAGAAATCAAAATCATCGTTGCCGAATAGGTCAATCCAAATCTGGATCGGCGTTTCTTTTGCTTATCCTGATACCCTTCTTCGATAAAACCGCTTATATCTTCTCCAGCATCTATCAGCTGAGACATAACAAGCCGAATATCGCGCATGACGTGTGAGTGTTTTTTGCCAGTAAGTTCGGCAATATCAACGCTTGTCATGGTCTCATGGTTTTTAATTGTTGGATATTTCATTTAATACTCCTGCACTTTTTCGAAATAGACATAAAAAAATATGTCGGGCGCTTCGAATCGCTGTAGGAACGACTGGCGATATTTCCCGAAGGTTTTGTATTTTCGCCAACGCCCGACGATAACTGGTATCATGCAGGCATAAAAAAACACGCATTGTGAGCGTGATTAACGCTACAGAAGGATTCGACGCCCTTACAGCGAACATTACACGTTGCCGCGCGATTGAGCAAGCGTTGGTTTTGCCATGACTAATTCACAGCCTCTTAAATCCGCTTTTCGCACGCTTGGCATAGTGAGGCATTATTTACCGAAACAAACGGCTCCTTGCAGGATATACACGCGCCTACACGCCTCTTTTGCTGCATTCTGTTTGCGATTTCTCGCAAGTCTCGCTCAATAGCGTCTTTTTCAATCGCGATTTCATCCAGCCGTAGCAGCATCTCCCCGACTGTTTTGTTGTTTTTTGTTATCATTTCACTCATATTTTTCTCCCAAATCAGTTTGCGTACATTATCATGTGATTATTAAAACAACGTGAAATCAATATGAAACTTTTGTCACCACGCCTTCAACGAGACGATAAAAAGCCATCTCATCGAAAACCTTTTTTCTCAGTGTTTTCAAGTCGTATTCTGAAATGGCTAAGGTTTGAACGTTGGCTGAATATCTGTCCCGAACAATCTCGGAAATTATATCTTTTTCATATTTTCCGCATCGCCCCACACCAAGGTCGTCGATGATCAAAAACTCAGTATCAATGTATTTATCCATCGCTTCCTGCTCCGTTTGCTTTGAATCGCGTATATCCCTGAGCAGCCTAGACGCGGTTGTGTATAAAACATCCTTGTTTTTCGATTTCAGTTCGTTCGCCAGCACCGATGCAAACAGGGTTTTACCAATTCCCAAGTCTCCGATAATAAGCCAGTTTCCGAAAAATCCTTCGATGAAATCTTTAGCGGTTCCTTTTGCACCAACACTGAAACAAAAATCGAAATCCCAATCTTTCATCCTGATTTCTGAGTACGGTTTACCAAACATCATTCTTTTGCCGTTGTGCTCTTTCATGTTTTTCTCCAATGTTTTGCTGATTCTGTGCATAATAATCTCCCTTTTTTTTCAAACTGCCTTTATGTTCGCCTGTGCTGTCAGTGCGGCAAGCTTTGCCACCCCCTCGATTGATACGATTGCGGATTGCTCAATGGCAGGGCATAGGTACAGCGCATCGTCGTATGATATGCGCTTTTTCTGCACAGCTTCCAGCAATACGGATTCTCTCCCAGACTCAGCGTGTCCAAGTGATACTGACCATTTTACGGGCTTTTGGTCTGTCTTTGCGCGCTGTACCTCTCGCAAATACACCTCCTTAAACGCCATCCTTGCGGCGATCATGTCGCCCTGCTCGATGATTGGCAGAGCAACAAAAAACGCCGCGCTCATCTCTTCCGTCCATACAACCGATTGATCTTCCGTAATAGGCATCATTGCCCACGCTTCTTCCACACCTACACGTCCGTCATCAATGCGCTGGATGATGTCCGATATTGAAAGCCGCCCTTTTACTTCGCGACGCACTCTTTGCAGCGCATCAATAACGAGGTTATCAGGATATGCGCCCAAGTCATCGCACATCATGCGAGCAGCTGCTGGTGTCATCTCGTTGCCCATCAGTTCAGCTGTCACCGCCAAAGCCTGAATCATCTCTTTACTTGCCATGTCCTGCCTCCTGTAACAAACCATCAAACGCATTAAAATTTGCTTGTGACCTGTCTTGCTGCCTCGCCTGTGTTGTCGTCGTGTGTCTGCCCATGCGCCAAGCCGTGTGCAATGACTCAGCGCTCTTGCACATATCGCCCACGCTGTGTCTCTGTTTGATATGCCATTGATCATTGCTCAGTAGGTAAAACGCCGCGACATGTGGTGCATCGTCTTTGCCAAGCCTTTTGACAAAATTGACGATCTGACTATTCACTGTTGCATTGCGCACGGGCTCAACACCGTATCGCTGATAGTACGCCTGCGAGTATGCAGCCCACGTCGGGGCGGTAGAGGTGCGCGGTTTTTTGCGCACCCTGCCGGAATGTCCTTGTTGACCTTGTACTTGTCCTTGTTCTTGTCCTTCCTCTTCCCCTTTCCCTTTCTCTTGTCCTTCTCCTTCCCCTTGTGGGCAAGGGGCTTGGGTAGGGGCTTGGTAAGGGTGTTCTGCACCCCCTTGGTAACCCCCTTGGCAAGGGGGGTGTGATAGGGGTTCGTAAGGGTTCGCAGCGTTTTTCAGAATATCGCCATATTGAAGCTTATTTTTCGATAAAAAGCCGTTTATTGACTGTTTTAACGAGTGTTTGATCGAAACCCACGATATATTGAGCATCGGATTCTCGAACTTTATCGCCTCAATATCCGCATCAAAAAACATCACAGCATGGATTGCTTTTGACAATTGGACATAACTTGCATCATCAAGACAGTTCAAAATATCATAATAGCTACGATAAAAAACATACCCTTTTTTCTCTGCGATTTTCTCGCCACTCTCGCCGCCCTTCATGCCGCTTTTGCCTCTTCTTCTGATACCTTCAATGCTCCGCTTGTCATAACGTGAAGGCGGCATGCGGTGGTTACTGGCACCTCACCGCGCCATTTATAAACGGATTGCGTCGATATATTCAAAGCCAAAGCGAGCTCCCTAATGCTCCCGAAATAATCAACCGCTTCTTGTGTAGTCATTGTTATCACCTCTCTTCAAACATGCCGCAAGTTTAGATGAGCCACCATCAGGTTGCAACCTTTAGTTTGCAAAAGCTGTTTTATGGTCTGTTATAGCATACCCCCTTTGCTGCAAAGCCTCTTATCTGCATTTTAATTTGCGCTTCATCTTTCGTTAATGTTGGCGTGATAATGTTCGGGCTCGTGGGACGAGAACAAAAAAAACGAGGTGAAATATGACAATTGATATGCCGGGCTATGGAATGGAAGCAACACCGTATGAAAAACATGAGTTTTGCGCATGTGGTAAAACGCATCGCTCAGTGAGTAGCAATAAAGTTTGTGAATGGTGCGAATGCGACGATCACGAATATGACGAGCATCGCGACCGCGAATTGATTGAAGGGGTGGAAGAATGATTATTAAACAGGAAGTAGCGCTTGTAGTATCGGAGTATATAGATCAGCCATATATGCTTTCTCATGTACCTGATAATGACGATGGTTATTACACCATCTTGGCAACAAAGAAAATCGAGGTCGATTTTGATATGCCGTCAGATATTGAAACCCGCGATAAGAAGATTGCCGTCTTGAAAGCGCAACGAACGAAGATTCAAGCCGATGCACAAGTTAAGTCTGTACAGATTGACGAATCCATCCAGTCATTGATGGCACTGGAGGTGCAGCATACAGGAGGAAAGCATGAGTGAATTAAAAACGATACAGCCAAACGGAAAACCTGCCACAGTCACACCGATGGCTTTGATTGAGACCGCGTTGCAACAAAACGCTGATATCGACAAGCTTGAAAAGCTGTGGAACCTTCAACAAAAATATGAAGAACACGAGGCGAGGAAGGCTTTTGTGACTGCGATGGCAAAGTTTCGGGAAAACTGCCCCGCAATTGTCAAAACCAAGCAGGCTCACAACTCAAAATATGCAGGCCTTGCTGAAACAATCTCACAGATTAAAAGCATTGAAGCCGAATGCGGTTTATCACATTCATGGCGCACGAATCAAACAGGAAACGCCGTAGAGGTGACGTGCGTTGTCACCCACACACTCGGTCATAGCGAGTCCACAACGCTGATTGCAGAGCCTGACAAATCTGGAAGTAAAAACACAATTCAGGCTATCGGCTCAAGCGTCACATATCTGCAACGCTACACGCTTTTTTCTCTGCTCGGGCTGGCATCAAGCGAAGATGACCTTGATGGCAATAGTCAAAAGTTTGGCGGCGATGTTGTTGAGGCTTTCCAGTCTGCAAACAGTACCGAAACCCTGCGCAGCATTTGGGCATCACTCAGCAACGAGCAGAAAAAACAATATCGCGGTGATCTTGAAGTGCGGCTGGAGGAATTAAACAATGCGTGAACATACAAAGATGCCAGATGCTGAATACTTTGCCATTGACGCGGTTTCAAACTCGCTACTTAAGCGTATGGATTGCCCTGTAAAGGCTCGTGTTCCAATGAAGCCTACCTCATCCATGATGCTCGGCACGCTTGTACACTGCGCGGTACTTGAACCCGAAGTTTTTGATGATCGTTATGCCGTCGCGCCAAACGTAAATAAACGAACAAAAGCGGGTAAAGAGTTGCTCGCCGCGTTCGTTGCGACAAACGCTGATAAAACGGTGATCAGCATGGAAGAGCGCGACACTGCGCTTTATATCGCACGCTGTGTCATGGCACATCCAGTCGCTGCTAAGCTGCTCACGGGAGGCGATGCAGAGCGCGTTTTTCAATGGGATGACGAAAACACCGGCGTTAAGTGTAAAGCAAAAGCTGATTATGTTATCGGTGACATGATTGTGGATCTGAAAACGGCGCAGGATGCAAGCCCTGCAGGATTCTCAAAAGCTTGCGCCAACTTCGGCTACCACTGGCAGGATGCTCACTATTCAAGCGGCTCAGGATGTGCGCGGTTTGTATTCGTTGTTGTTGAAACGTCCTATCCGTTTGTCACTGCTGTATATGAGTTAGACGAAGATGCAAAGTTTTCTGGGCGCTGCGCAGTCGAGGCTGCAATAAACAAATATGTCGAGATTGAGACGTTCGGCATGTGGTCTGAGGGTTATAGTGACAGCTCGGCAATACAAAAGCTTGCGCTCCCAGCGTGGGCAAAATAAAAAAGGAGGGGATGTCATGGCTGGGTTAAGGAAAACAAGCCGGGAAAAAACAAGGGGAAAAGAAATACCCTCAACTGAGCGAAAACGATACAAAAGATTTGACAGAGAAGTGCAAGATATAGGCAAGGCAATAGGAGAAAGCGCGATAAAATTAGGTGATGGTGAAGCAGGATTTGAGCAGAAAAAAGTGACAAAGTACATAGCGTTGATGTTTGTAAAAACATCTAGATTAACATTAAAGGTGGGTTATATGAGTGATTATATTGAAGAAGCAGAAGATTTGGCAAAAAAAGCATTGGCATCATTTGATGTTACATCGGATGAATTACACAAGCGAGAAGAAGCTTTAGTTGCCCTATCAAAAAAAACCAGTGGAAGCATTCGCAGATCGTGCAACGATTTGGCTGGAGGTCTTAAAAAACTTGAGGCTTCTGCAAACTTTGACCGTCTTGAAAGGCTTGCAACCACACTGGAAAAAGCTGCCGATGCTGTTGAAACATTAGCCAAGCTTGACCAAGAAGGAAAGCTTGGGCGGATAGCCGCGTTATTGAAATAAAAAGGGGAAAATATGAACTTATACACATTCACAGGACGTCTCGCACGCGATTGCGAAACACGTCACACGCAGTCGGGCATGACTGTTTGCAATTTCACGGTAGCCGTCGATGTCGGCTATGGCGACAACAAAGGCACTAACTGGCTGCGCTGTGCGCTCTTCGGCAAGCGGGCTGAAGGGCAGTTGCCGCAATACCTGCTCAAGGGCACGCAAGTAGCCATTGCTGGCGAGTTACGCGTGCGAGAATATGACGATAAGGAAGGTGTGCGGCGCACGTCTTTAGACGTCTCAGTGGATAAGCTAGATTTAATCGGAAGCAAACAAGACAGTCAGCAAAACGCGCAGCAAGGAAGCTATCAGCAAGGAGGCTATCAGCAACAAGGCAATCACCAACAGCAAGGCGGATTCCCGACACACGGAGGGCAACCTCAGCAACAAAATCAGCAACCACAATACCGCCCACAACAAGCGCCTCAACAACAATCAAACCCGTTTGATGATGCGCCCTTGGACGATATACCGTTTTAATAATGTGATCAGGGGCGCAATCCGCTTGCGTCCCTTTTTCAGGACAAAAAAACACGAGAGGCGGTAAGAATGATATTTCCGGATTTTTTGAAAGTATATGGCAACACAAGTTTTAGGGGTGATTGCCCCAGCGAACGAGCCGAGCAGGTGGCAGCCATCGCATTGATTCGTGCAAGGTATCCAAAAACGCTTGGGCGCATACTCATTCACCCGAGAAATGAGGGTAAAAGGTCGTATGGCAAAGCGTACTATGAACGAGCTGAGGGCATGACAAGGGGGGCAAGTGATATCATCATACCTTGCGCGGTGCCGTTTATCTGCGAACTGAAACGCTGCGACCATACAAAAAGCCGCTGGCAAGATGGCCAGCTTGATTATCTCTCAGCTTGCGCTGATCAAGGCGCGTTTGTGTGCGTTGCTCTTGGAGCCAAAGGAGTCGAACTTGCTCTTGATGAATACATGGAGAAATGGATGGTTACAAGTGAAAAAACAACGTAAAAAAGACATTGTAAAAACAGTCACGCGAAATGCTTGCGATTGTGACTATTGCCGGTGGTCTGCTGTTGATGGTGGGCGCTCATGCTTAAAACGTGTGGCGCATGACAGCGCGTGGTTATGTACACGCGAAGCTGGGCATGAGGGTGCGTGCGTTGCGTGTGGTGGTGATCGCAGCAAGCATGTTTCGATTATTAAAAAGCTTTAATCTTCTGTTCATGTTGCGTTAATGTTGTTGTGATAATGTTTGCCACAGCGAGACACGGAGGCGAAACCATGGAAACGAACAAACAAAGGTTTGTATCAGCGGTTATGAACATGAATGAGTGCGAATTAAAGCAGGTCGATGAAGGACGGTGTAAATACATCGCGGGTCTATATCTTGAAACATTACCAACAAGACTTGAGATGATGGCTATTTTCGACGGCATTGTTGAAGGCGATGACAATGGGGACGATGAATATCTTTTTTCGCTTATTCGTAGCACGCTCGTCAACGATACTGATAGACATAACGAAGAGATAGGCGAAGTTATAATAAGACGCATAACTAATTTTTTATCGTATAACGTAAAAGACGCAGTGGGAGAACTACGCCAAGGGGTGAAATCATGAAGCTGATCAGCGGGGTTAGGAAAAACGGAACATGGAAGAGACGCTATGCGGGAAAGGGTCTGATTTTCGACATCATCGAAGATTCGGAAGGCAATAAAATCATCAAGGTGGTGTGTCATGCTTGAGAATATCGCGTTTGTTTTCCTGATTGTTGTTTTTTGTGTATGTATATATGCCGCTTTTGAGTTACTTGGTTTTATGCGAGGTGATGATTATGGCGATTTATGAGTGCGAGCGGTGTGGAAAGAAATCTTCTAAGCCAATGAGCTGGCATAGATGCGGCGACATGATTGCAAGAGAGATACAAGGAAAGAACAAGCTTAGAAAAAAAAGAAAAAAATCAGTGAAAAGCCTACGAGAAAATATCAAAGCGGTGACGGGTGAATGATATGAAGAAAACCAGATACATATCAGACAACGAAAAGCACGAAATCTGCGAATGCTTTAAAAAAGGCGAATCAAAAGTATCAATCTCAAAACGCTTCGGGCGTTGCTGGCAATCTGTACACAACATTGTGCAAGACGCAGAACGAGAGAAGAAAGCGCGACGAGTAACGCCATTACAAGAGAAAATTAGGCAACTGTGCAATAGGAATTATACCGATGATGAAATATGCAATCTTTTAGATATGGATATTTATGATGTCGAAAGAGCGGTCGATATATTGCAAAAAAATGGAGCGGTCAAAAGACAACCAAAAATACCACCGGCAATTTATTCAATGCACAAAGCAATGATTGAGAATCTGGAGGGGAAATGAGCAAATATAAGCGCAAGCCAAGCATTGAAGAAAAAACAGAGATGCTGGCCGACTTGATGGGCTGGGAATTGATCGAATCAAACCAAGGCGGGTACTGGAGAGATAAAAACACTGGGTACAGATTAACTTTGATCGCATACCAATTTACACCATATTCTTCAAACATGGAAGGGCTGGCGCAGTTCGCTGCAATACTCCTGAGGTTTTCTTATGTGCTTGAACGGTTCACAAAAGAGTTTCCAAGCGGCAAATGGATGCTTGAAAAGGAACCAACACAAGAGCGCATACTCGACGAAATTTTGAAGATGAATCGGGTGATGTTATGAATAAAAGTGAAATATATGGGACGATATTCATCATTATTATGTCCTTTCTTTTTATGTTTCTCGGTTTTTTCATGGGTGTAGTAACTACTCAACAAGATTTTATTGATAGAGGGGTTGCTCATTATGATTCAAAAACTGGTCAGTTTGAGTGGACGCTACAAAGAAAATAACCACAAGCACGCTGGCTCTGGGTGGGCACTCATCCAGACATGACATAGTAAACCAGTCGCCAGCCGTAAGAATAAAATAAGGTGGAAAGAATGATTGATTTCACAAAAGAAGGAAGGGTTGAAGACAGGGTTAAGCACCCTGCGTACGGGCAGGGGGGTATTGTTGAGATTGATGGTGAGGCTAATTTTCCTCTGACTGTTTCATTTGCTGCCGGATACGTGCAATTCACACATCAAGGAAAGCTATGTCACGACGAGGAAGTCTCTTGTCTATGCTTTGCTAATAGGAGCATTACTGTAGACCAAGGCACACCACCAGAACGAAAATGGATAGCAGATTATGACTAGTGAACAAAAACAAGAAGCAAACATCGCTGAAGTAGTAGCGGCATATCTTAGGCTTCGTAAGGCTAGTGGTGACTTAGTGGAATTTA